AATGAATATTTAACAATGGGTGAGACTTCTGGATCGAGCAATAAGATGATTGGTGCTATTACTGTCAATATTTTTACAGCAAAGGGGCGGGGATCAGGTGCTAACTATACAATCGGCAAAAGGATACGAGATCTGTACAATAGGATTGTTGTATCTGGGGTCTACTTCGACCCGCCGATTGGCCCGGAAGTGGTGGCTGCGCCAACTCCTGAAGGGTTTTTCCAAACTCGCGTCCGTATGACGTTTGAAACCTTTGAGGATCTTTAATTATGGCGTTTTATCGCGGCCAACAAGGCTCAGTAAAATTTGATGATGCAGGGAGTTCTCCCGCTGCAATTGCAAGCACAACGGCTTGGTCTCTCACTTTAGAAAAAGAAACTTTAGATACAACAGCATTAGGGGCAACAGCCCGTTCTAATGTTGGAGGTCTGATTAGTGGTTCTGGCTCTTGTGAGTTGCTTTACACCGCTACATCAGGTGATGAGACTAATGTTTTTATCGAACATGTCAACACCGCCAATGATGCAGGGGCGGCGGCCTTTGAGCTTTATTTAGATGGGACAAAGAAAATAACTTTTGACGGTGTCATTACCGGTGCGGATTATTCTGCTACTACGGGTGAAATCGAAAAGGTTAATGTTAGTTTTGTTACTAACGGCGCTGTTACTCTCTCTATCTAACTATGGCTTTTTATCGAGGACAACAAGGAACAGTCTTTTTCGACAAAGATTCCTCCGGCGGCAAATCTGAAATTGCGGCTGTTAGATCTTGGTCTATGACAGCTGAGAAAGAATCATTGGATTGCACAGCACAAGGGGCTTCTGCGAGGTCTTATGTCGGTGGGCTTATTGGTGGTTCAGGCTCTATTGAATGCATGTACGATGCACCGGGAGCCGGTGACAAGCTTGATTTACTGAAAGAGGTCAATACAGCTAATGACCCTGCCAATGCGTTTGTCGAATTGTATTTAGACGAAACTGGTTCTAAAAAAATATCGGGGAGCATCCTAGTGACTGGCACCGATTACGGTGCTACTGTTGGTGAACTAGAGGTGGTAACGATTAGTTTCACCTTTAATGGCACAATTACACTTGGTATTTAATGGCCCAGAATCCTCGCACTGTTGACCTTTTGGTTGGCGCTTTCGATCTAGATCAAAGACGTAAATTCACAATCAAGGATGGCAAAGGAAAAGCTGTTCTTGATTTGTTTTTCAAGGCTGTTACAAGGGCAGACCGCATGAGAGCTAACGCGGTTGCGGACACGCAAGATGCTCTAGTTTTATCCACTCAGATGTTATGCCAGATGGCAGAGCTGGAAGACGGTACAAAAGCTTTCGCGATGGCGGACGCCCCAAAACTGCAAAGAGAATTACCTGAAAACGTGTTAAATGAAATAGAGCTTTTTCTTTTTAATATTGATGAGACAGGTAAGACACTAGATGAACTAAAAAACGACTAAAGGAGGACAGCTGGTTCAATTTTGAATTTTTTCTGGCCTCCGAAATTGGTATGACTGTTGGACAATTAAGAAGCTCATTGACCCAAGAAGAATTTATGCATTGGGCGGCTTATTACGAATTAAAATCAGAAAGAGAAAAAGAGGAAATGGATAAAGCCAAGCGGAGAGGTTAGAATCATAAAAAAGCTTTAAAGCTGTGGCGATTTCAAATATAGATTTAAGAGTTGATTCGCGTCAGGCAGTTTCAGGTTTAAAGGCGGCACAAAGACAGGTTGGATTATTAAACGGCGCGACAAAAGGATTGTTAAATACTATGGGGCCACTTGCTGTGGCCTTCAGTGGAGTTGCGTTAGTTAGGAATTACTTCAAAGGATTTGGAGAAGCGGAAAAAGCAACTCAAGCTTTAAAAACATTAGGAGTAGAAGCCAAAGTATTAAACAGTAAATTATTAGAAGTAAGTAATAGCCTTGGTGGCCTTTATTCTCAAACTCAATTAACGACTGCTGCTTATGATGTCGCCTCTGCTGGTTTTGTTAAAGCGTCAGACGCGGCGGCTGTTTTGGAGGCGTCTGCACTTGGAGCCAAGGGAGGTCTTTCGGAACTGGGTACAGTCGCAAATGCTGTCACGAGTGTTCTAAATGCTTATGGCAAATCAGCGGATGAATCTGAAAGGTTAGTAGATGGATTTATCCAAACTCAGAATGACGGTAAAATAATCCTTGACCAATACGCTAAATTCATTGGACGTTTAGCTCCAACGGCAGCAGCAACAAACGTATCTATTGAAGAATTAAACGCGGCTATATCCACTATTACCGCGCAAGGTGTACCGGTTCAGGCAACCTTTACCGGGTTGAATCAAGCGTTAGTTTCTATTTTGAAGCCAAGCGCAGAAGCCGAGAAGCTTGCCAAGAAATTAGGTATTGAATTTAATGAAGCAGGTCTAAGGTCTCAAGGTTTTGCTGACTTCATGGCTGATGTCAAAGCGAAGACAGGAGGAAGTACAACAGCATTGGTGAAATTATTTGGAAGTGTTGACGCGTTAAAGGCTGTATTACCTTTGGTGAATGATGACCTTGTTAGTTTCAACAGGAACTTAGAAAGACAAACCCAATCGGCAGGGACGGCTACAGATGCTTCTAATTTGATGTCTCAAACTTTAAGTAGTCAATTTAGCGATATTGTTAATACTGTTGGAAATTTAGTGAGGGTATTAGATCAAGCTTTAGGCCCGGCTTTGAAAGATATTTTGACGACAATCAAAGATATTGTAGGGAAAGCGGCTGAAGCCGTAATGCTGATGAACGACCTGATTTTAGGAGAAGGTTATAGACAGCTAGGCTTTGGCGCTGTCGATATAACTAACAGTAAATTAGCTCCGGGTTTTGGACTCGAGAAACAAGGGGCGCAAAAGCTGTTATCTGCTGCGCAAGGTGTTAATCCAGCTTCAGCACAAAGCGTGGCTGAGTTAGACAAGATGTATTCTTTAATAGAAAAGGTTGCAGATCAAGCAGGGCGGATAAGGACAGGAGGATCAAGTCAGGCAATTAAAGATCAGATCTTCGCGCGATGGGCGACAGTAAGAGAAGAGATAAACATTAAGATGACTGAATTGAAAGCTTTAGAAGCGGAAAATAACGGAACGATTGATAAAGGGAATACAAGTGTTCAAGCAAGATTGGATCTTCTTGCGGATGTGGAAAATGCACTCAAATCACAGGGAGGAGAACTTTCTAAACTAGACCAGATGTGGCAGGGAATAAGAGATACAGTTCAAGATGGTTTAGTAAATGCGATACAAGGGGCTATCAACGGGACAAAGACATTAGGCGAAGTTGCTACAAGTGTCTTCGGTGCAATCCAAAGGCATTTAATTAATTTTGCTGTTGGAAGTGTGATGGATAATATTTTTCCAAGAAGGGCCGTTGGTGGGCCGGTTTCTAAAAACAAGTCTTATGTAGTTGGTGAGCATGGCCCAGAATTATTTGTTCCTCATAGTGGTGGAAAAGTTGTTCCAAATAATCAGTTAGGTGGCGGTGGCGCTAATATCACTGTGAATGTAGATGCCTCGGGGTCTTCTGTTGAAGGGGATGCGAATGAAGCCGCCCAACTTGGAAATATGCTTGGTCAGGCGATACAGGCCGAGCTACTGAGACAAAAGCGGCCCGGTGGTTTATTAGCAACTTAATTCATGCCAACATTTCCATCAATCACACCGGCTTACGGAGTAGGGAAGCAAAGCAACCCAAATACGAAAACGGTTCAATACGGAGATGGTTATTCGTCTCGGCTTGTCTTTGGTCTCAATCAGAACCTAAAGAGATATACAGTTCGCTGGCAAAATATTACTGAGACAGATTCAGATACTATAGAAACTTTTTTAGATGCGAGGGGTGCAGCAGAAAGTTTTGACTGGACACCACCAAATGAAAGTAGTGGAAAATTTGTTTGTCAGTCTTGGGTTAAAACGATTCCATATAATAATAGAGCCACAATAAATGCTACGTTTCAACAAGTAGCGGAGCCGTAAGAAATGGCGGTTGCAGCGTGGGCGGCTAGTACAGCGTTTAGTCTTGGTGATGTAAGACGAGCTACCGCCGATCAAGTTACAGGTTTATTTTTTAAATGCACAACGGCTGGAACTTCTGCGGGTTCCGAGCCTGATTGGCCTACTGATATAGGTTCAACAGTCGCAGACAATAATGTGGTTTGGACTGCAATTAGTAGCGTTTATGAAGAACTTTCAAAACTAGCTCCAAGCGCAATTATTGAATTATTTGAAGTTAGATTGTCTAACGATTTACACGGTTCAAATGACATTTATAGATTTCATAATGGGTGTAATGCAGACATTGATGGGAATATTGTTTGGGATGGAAATCAATATTCTCGGCAGCCGGTAGAGGCATCCGGCTTTGAATATTCAGCAACAGGTCAACTCCCTCGACCTACTTTGACTATTGCGAATTTGGATAACACCATAACGGCTTTGCTTGTTGTTGTTAATACAACTACAACTGGGAACGACTTGACCGGCGCAGAAGTGAGGAGAATAAGGACTTTGAAAAAATTTTTAGATGGGGAATCTGCTGCTGACCCAAACGCTCAATGGCCTATGGAAATATGGGAGATCGATAGGAAATCTTCGGAGAATAGGGTTGCAGTTGAATTTGAATTAGCCAGTAAATTAGATAGACCCGGAGATAAAATTCCACGCCGTCAAATGATCGGTAATATTTGTCAATGGGCTTATAGATCTGGGGAATGTGGTTATACAGGTTCAAATTATTGGGATGTTAATGATAATGTCGAATCGTCTTTAGCTAATGATCGTTGCGGAAAAAGAGTTAGCTCTTGCAAGTTAAGATTTGGTGCTAACAATGCATTGCCTTTTGGCTCTTTCCCTTCAGCGGGGAGGCAGAATTGAATCTAGCTGAAGGTATTAAAGATCAAGCTTTAGCCCATGCTAAAGAAGATTTCCCGAAAGAGGCAGTAGGTTTAGTCCATGTCGTTAAAGGTAAAAACAGATATTTTAAATGTAAAAATATTGCTGAAACGCCTGACGAACATTTTATTTTAGACCCTGATGATTATTTAAAGGCCGAGACTAAAGGAGAAATAACAGCCGTAGTTCATAGCCATCCAAAAACAAGCCCGGCCCCTAGTCCTGCTGATATGGTCGCGTGTGAAGCCTCCGGTCTCCCGTGGTTTATTGTTAATCCTAATACTGAAACTTGGGGATCTTATACACCTAATGGCTTTGAGTTGCCTTATGTCGGGAGAGAATTTTCACATGGTATTGTTGATTGTTATTCGTTGGTTAGAGATTTTTATAAAAGGGAATTTAATTTAGAACTAAACGATTACAACAGAAGAGACCAATGGTGGTATAAAGGCGAAAATATGTATTTAGATAATTTTGCAAAAGAAGGTTTCAAGGAAATTGATATAAGTGAAGTCGGTTATGGAGATTTGTTCTTAATGCAATTAGAAAGTCCAGTACCTAATCATGCAGCGATATATTTAGATCAAGGAATTGTTCTTCATCACGTTCAAGGTAGGCTGTCATCTCGTGATGTATATGGTGGCTATTATCAAAAGGTAACGGCAAAGGTCTTAAAACATGAAAGTCGTTAAGGTTTACGGGGCATTAAAAAAGAAGCTAGGAGGTCAAGGAACTTTTGAGCTTGATGTAAATACTCCTGCCGAAGCAATAAAAGCTTTGACTGCTAATTTTAAAGGATTAGCAAAATGGATGGTTGAAAGCGAACAACATGGAGTCGCCTACAAAGTCCAATTAGGAACGGAAGTAGTAGGGGAGGATCAAATCGACACATTGTTGTACCCGTGGAGTGAAAGAGAAGTTTTTTCTATTACTCCTGTTATGTCTGGAGCCGGTAGGGGATGGGGGCAAGTTCTCTTAGGAGCTGCGTTGATTGGTCTTTCGTTTGTTACTTTTGGAGGTACAGCTTTTGCAGGAGTTTCTCTTGGCTCCACTTTTGGCTCAGGTGCGGCGGGCGCAGGTCTTTATGGTGCAGCTTGGGGTTCTAAAGCTTTAGGTGCTATTGGTCTATCTATGATGATTGGAGGTATTTCTCAAATGCTTTCCCCTCCGCCTCCTGACTTAGATATAAAACAAGCAAATAAATTGCAGAACTATAGTTTTAGCGGGGTAACGAATACGTCTCAAGTTGGGACTGCGATACCAATAGCTTATGGCCGCTTATTTGTTGGTAGTTCTGTTATAAGCTCTGGTCTTGATGTTGATGAGGTTGTATAGATGACTGAAATTCGCGGTGCAGGTGGTGGTGGTTCAAAAGGTGGGGGAGGAGGTCGCACCCCTACCGAAGCAGATGACTCGCTTCAATCGGTTCAATATGCAAAAGTCTTGGACTTGCTTTCAGAAGGCCCAATACAGGGCTTGGATGACGGTAATAAATCAATTTATCTTGATGGAACTCCGGTGCAAGATTCGGGAGGTAATGATAATTTCGAAGGTTATACGATTATCACAAAGAATGGGACACAGGATCAAGCTTATATTGCAGATTTAGGTGGAAATGAGTCAGAGGTAGCTGTAGGGATACAAGTTACAAATTCGACTTCTGTTACTCGTCAAATTGCAACTTCAGAGAATACGACAGATAGAGTTAGGGTTACTCTGAAGATTCCTGCACTCAGGCTCGTAGAAGATGATGGAGATATTATTGGTAACTCTGTTCAGATTAGAATTGATGTTCAATACAACGGCGGTGGATATAACGCCGTAAAGACAGACACTATTTCAGGTAAGTCAAGTAATACATATTTAAGAGATTATGTTTTCCCTTTGACGGGTGCTTTCCCAGTTGACGTGAGAGTTGTTCGTATAAGCGCGGATGATTCGGGTGCAAAGCAAAGTTCTCAAACGTGGTGGAATAGTTATACAAAAATTATTGATGAGAAGTTTAGATACCCTAACTCTGCACTGTCATACCTTCGCTTCGACAGTCGTTCTTTCCAAAACATACCTGCTAGAAAATATAAAATAAGAGGAATTAAGGTAAAGATTCCAAGTAATGCAACAGTTATAACTTCTACGAGTGCAGGTGTTGGAGAAGCTCAGATTGGACGTTTAACGTATAGCGGAATTTGGAATGGATCTTTCCAAGCTGCTACTTGGTGTGCTGATCCTGCATGGTGTTTATATGATCTTCTTACTAATAGTCGCTATGGTGTCGGCCTCCCTGAAAGCACATTGGATAAATGGGATTTCTACACGATAAGCCAATATTGCAATGAACTTGTTTCTGACATGAAAGGAGGCCAAGAACCTCGTATGCTTTGCAATCTTTTGATTAATTCAAGGGATGAAGTTTACAACGTCATTCAACAAATGACTTCTTTGTTTAGAGGGATTAGCTATTACGGGGCCGGTAGTGTTGTAATGGTTCAGGATGCGCCGCAAGATAGTCAATATTTAATTGGTAATTCTAATGTTGTCGATGGTCTATTTGAATACTCTGGAACTTCAAAGAAAGCTCGGCATACTTGCTGTTCAGTCGCTTGGCAAGATTACGCTGCTTTAGGTGAAGTCCAATTTGAATATGTAGAAGATGCAGACGCCGTTGCGAAATATGGAATACAAGAAAAACAACTTAAGGCTCTTGGTTGCTACTCTCAAGGTCAAGCTCATAGGGCAGGGCGTTGGTTACTAAAAAGCGAACAGACCCTTACTCAGACTTGTACTTTCTCTGTCGGAATTGATTCAGGGATAGTCTTAAGACCGGGCATGGTCATTGATATTGCTGATAGCTTGAGAGCAGGAGAAAGAAGGTCAGGCCGTATTAGCTCGGCGACAACGAGCGCGGTTGTTGCGGATAGTGCTGAGAACCTATCAAATATTAATTTAGGTCTTAGCCCTACTTTATCGGTCATCATGCCGACAGGCTTGGTAGAGACAAAAACAATCAACAACATAAGTGGAACAACAATTAATATTGATGGAACTTTTTCGCAAGCTCCAACAACTCCTAATCTTTGGTTAATTCAGACATCAGATATTTTGTCTCAACAATATCGAGTCATAACCGTTTCTGAAAATAGTGAAAAGACAGGTTTTTCAGTTACGGCCCTTGAATATAATTCCAGCATTTACAGCGCAGTTGATTCGGGTGAAGATATTGTTCTTCGAGATATTAGCAACTTAACTCTTGCTCCTAATCCAATTACAAATGCAAGAGGAGAGCAGTTCTTATATACAGAAGGTCAAGGTATTTTTGTAGGTTTCGACTTTGACTTTCAGCATGATCGGGTCAACGTAGCTGAATACAGAATTAGTTACAGGATGGATAGTGACAACTGGCAAGTCATAACTACCTCAACACCTTCAGCCACCATCAGGAACGCAAGGGAAGGGACTATTTATATTCAAGTTCAGGCTTACAACTCATTAGGGAAGGGAAGTCAGATCGTTACTTTTGAAAAAGCTTTGCCCGGAAAATCTGCACCGCCAGCAGATCCAACGGGATTTTCAATGGTTCCGACCAACGGACTTGCTCGACTTAGTTGGAGTCAATCACCTGATCTTGATGTAACGGTTGGAGGCTTGGTGAGACTCAGACATTCTCCTAATTTAACAAGTGCAACTTGGGCCACTTCGACAAGTATTCACAGCGATTTAGTTGGAACAGCAAAAGAAGCATACGCAACCTTAAAAAGTGGAACGTACTTAATGAAGTTTGTTGATGCTGGAGGGAATGAAAGTGTTGGGTATCAACTTGTCGAATTTACAATGCCCGATCTTGATGACATGGAGCTTCTAACACTCCAGCAAGAAGATAGTGGTTTTGCAGGAAGTAAAACAAATTTAACTGTCGATAGTGGTGAGTTATTAATGGCAGCCGATGGGGGTAGTTCAGGAGGAAATGCAACATTAAATACGTCTGGGACTTATTTATTTCAAAACAATCCGATTGATTTGGGAGATGTTTTTTCTGTTCGACTTGATACGACATTAAGAGCAAGATCATTTTTCCCTTATGCAGATTTTGTTGACACTTGGAGCGATTGGGATAACCAAACAAGTATTGATGGAACGGCCCCATCTAATTGTGATGTCAAGCTTTATGTAAGGACGACACAGGAAGCAAGTCCTTCGGCTAGTGATTGGACAAGTTGGAGGGTTTATAACAATGCTCAAATTAGTTGTAGAAAATACGAGTTAAAAGCTGAATTTACAACAGGCGGAAATTTAGAACAAATTGCCATTGATCAGTTAAGGGTTCAGCCAATGATGGGCAGGCGTACAGAATCAGGAAGTGGAACAACATCAAACAGTGGAGATTTGACTGTCTCTTTTGGGAAAAAGTTTGCTGCTACTCCTGCTATTGGTATTACTTTTAGTGCAACAACAACAGGAGACTATTACACAATTGCTTCTTCAAGTGCGACTAATTTTACGATCTCGATCTACAATGCAAGCAACACCCGTCAAGCAAGAGCTTTCACTTGGACGGCCACAGGACACGGAAAGGCTTAACTTATGGCACAAGTCAACACTGGTAATTATCCGATCCCCAACTCCACAGGAGCAAATGTAAGAGCAGACATAAATGAAAACCTTTCTGATCTTTTTTCTACAAGTTCAGGATCAACACCACCTCCTGCTGCTGGATCGGCAACGGGGCAACTTTGGATAGATACAAGTACAACTCCAGATACTTTAAAAGTTAAAACAGGATCAGGAACAACAGCTTCAAACTATACAACGCTTGGGAATATTGCCGCTAACTTTGGTCATGCAACAGAAGCCAGCCCGACCTTTACAGGAAACGTGGGATTTCCTGCTGGATCGAGTTCTAGCTTGCCAATTAGAAATGCAGCAGATACAGACACAGGAATTTATTTCGGAGCAACAAATGAATTAGACATACTGGCAGGAAACACTGATGTTCATACATTTACATCTTCAGCAAGTGAGCCAAAGCTCCCTCTAAGGGGAACAAACGGAACAGCCTCGGCTCCTTCATTTAGTTTTTCTTCAGATACAAATCTGGGATTTTATAGATCGGGAACTGATACTTTATCCGTTACAACTGGAGGATCGGAAAGACTCTTTGTTAATAGCAATGGTCTAACAATTAAAAGTCAAGGAGATTTAAGACTCGCCGATTCAAGTAACTCTAATTTTGCAGCGATCCAAGCACCTTCAAACATAGGAACAAATTTTACGTTGACTCTTCCAGATAATGATGGAGGTTCTAATGATGTATTGAAGTCGGATGGATCAGGAAATTTAGCTTGGACAACTGTTGCTTCTCTACTTGGTTTTCCTTCGCAATCAAGTCAATCTGGTAAATATTTAACTACTAATGGCAGTGTTTTAAGTTGGGTTGAAATTGCTTCTTCAAGTCATCAGCGTTTTACCAGTAGCGGAACTTGGACTAAACCTTCAACAGGTTCTTTCGTGATTATGATTGTTATCGGTGGAGGTGGAGGTGGTTCTAAAAATTATGTCGGTGGAGACGAAACAGGAGGTGGAGGCGGTGGTGGTGCTGGTGCTTTATTTATCGCCCCAATGAGTACCTTAAGTTCAAGTTATTCGGTCACTGTGGGAGGAGGCGGTGCTGGTGCATCAGGCAGTCATTACGCCTCTGGTGGTGATGGGGGAAATTCTTCAGTAGGAAGTCTTGTAACGGCTTATGGCGGCGAGAAAGGTTTTTGCACTAGCAGTAACAACGCAAAAGCAGGTGATGGTGGTGGATTCTGGGGAACTGGAGCAAATAACTTAGGAGGTAATGAAGCGGTACGATCTCCTATATACGGAGATGATGGAGTTACTGGTTACAACTATTACGCAGCAGGTAATGCGTATTTTGGCGGTGGTGGTGGTGGATTTGCTAACAACTCCAATTCAAGAGATGGAGGAAAATCTTTCTTTGGTGGAGGCGGTGGAGGAGGTAGATATGGTAATGGTGGATCTAGTGTCTTAGGAGGCAGTGGAGGTAATGGAGGGAACTCTGGATCAACTGGTACGTCTCCCGGTGGAGGTGGAGGTGGATCACAAGGCGGCAATGCAGGTTCAGGTGCGGCAGGACGTGTTGATATTTATGTTATTTAATGAGTCAACATTCCTTAGTTGGAAGGCATAGTCTTCATTCGTCTTGTCGTGTTTATGGTGATTGGAGTTTCAATGGTGTTGAGGGTTTTATTTATTTAGAAAAACTAAGACCGTTCTTAACAGAGAAAAGATTGGAGAAAATAAATATTGACGAGATAGGATGGAAAGGAAGGCACCTGTCAGAGGAAGAATCTATAAACTGTCCTTGCTGTAATGGTGAGCGTTATACAAAATGTGACATTAATATTCCAGGCATTGTTTCATCAAATGCACCTAATCCTTATGGTAAAAAATATCGGATGATTGATGGAAAACATCGTATAAGGAAGAGACTAAACAATGGTCGTACAAACGGTTTATTCTTTGTTTTTACTTACGAAGAAATCAAGAAGTTTGTTGAATCGGATGTAGTCTATAACCAAAACTATAGCGATCAGTTTCACTACCTACGCAATGCCAAAAGAAAGGCGGCCCACCTGCCACTGAAAAACGTCTAACAGTAATACCTTTATTATCATAATCAGTGATAATACTTTCATCTTTGTAATACCTGAAAAAAGATTTCTTATCTTCCTCTGTGTAAGTTATATAAAGTCTGTCTTCAGCCGTATCGTGATTTGTATGCCATCCCATAAAGCCACCTTTAGGATAATAAAAACATCCACTTTGCTCTAGCTCATAATCTGGGAACATTTTTTGTAGTATCTGTGTTAAAGCTAAAGAAGGATAATTCCTCTTGTCTTTTGGGCCTTCTTCTTTTACCGATATTTTTCTAGAGGTTTTATGAAAAGCGTTCGGATGATCTAAAAGAGAACTCAGTGCTTCGCTTGATATTTGATCTTCCCAATCTGGATCGTATTCAGGGAGTACTTTCTTAGAGGCTAATTCCTTTACATGCTTAATATTTTCATTTACTGCTTGTTCTATTAAACTAGATTGAGAAGGTGATAGGAAATCCTTGTAGAATGTCATCAATGATCCTTAGATCTTTTATTCCATTAATATTATGGCAATAGCACCGGGAACGTATGACATGACGATCCAACGAAGGTCGGATCATAACGTATCTGTCACTCTGAAAGACTCAGGAGGAAGCGCAGTGAACTTATCTGGATACACTCTAGCTTCTCAGATTTGGGACTCTGGGCGTACCACAAAAGCTGCTGATGCGACTGTTTCAGTCACAAATGCTTCAGGTGGAACTTTCGATTGGAAAGTAACCGATACTCAAACAACAGGCTTTACTGCTGACGAATATAAATATGATGTGCTGTTAACAAATCCAGCAGGGCTGAAAGAGTACTGGATAGAGGGTACTATTTATATGGATGAAGGATACACTGCATGACCACAGTAAATATCACAACCAATAAAAATACTGT